TAGAAGCCTCTAATTTTCTAAACCTGCGCTGTTCAATTATTGGCCCAGAAAAGCGTGGTAAAAAGTCATTGTTTGAGTGGGTCAAAAACCAACCAACAAATGCTGTCATAAATGGCTATGTAAACCATTATTGGAATGGGCTTACTACCGAGGCTTTTGCACGGGTCATAAAAGGCATAATCAAACAGGACTACCTAATAGCCGGAATACAGCACTTGCTACCTTTGGACTGGGTGTCTAAATACGAGCTAATAAAAATGATTACTAGCCGTCTTGGCAGGACTGACATTGAGGTCATACCAACAATTGCCAAGCCAGTAGACCGTAGGCTGGCAACTAAATACGGCTACACAAACAATTTACTCTGGCGCAATAGTCGCTACTTCCGAGCGCCAACCATTGCAGAGATGGTTAGAACAATGGAAGTAGAATAGACGCTGGAGGAATTATGGCTATAACTCAGGGCTACGCAACACTTATACAGGTCAAGGCAGCACTTGGAATTGCCGACGGAATAGACGACCCCCTGCTAGAAATGGCCGTTGAATCTGCTAGTCGACAAATTGACTCTTACACTGAGCGCTATTTTTACAACGCCGGGACAGCCACAAAGATTTTTGCGCCAATAGACAACTATGTTTGCGAAACAGAAGACTTTGTTACCCTTACGCAAGTGCAAACTTCCGAGGATGGCGAAAGCTGGGACACAACTTGGGCCGCAACTGACTGGCAGGCAGAGCCACTAAACGGGCGTGCCGGTGGCATTGCAACCAGCTATTACCAAATTAGAGCAATTGAAAACTACCTATTCCCATACAGACAGGGCGAGGCAACGGTTAGGGTTACGGGCACTTGGGGTTGGTCTAGCGTGCCAATTGCAATTACGCAAGCTACCGTAATTTTGGCATCAAGGATTTTCAAAAGACTCGATTCACCGCTGGGAATTATTAGCGGCGAGCTTGGGTCAATGCGTGTTGGTTTCAGGCTTGACCCAGACGTGCAACACCTTATCGAGCCATACCGCAAAATCAGGATGGCATAGTGGCCTCTATTACAGAGCTACGCGAAGGACTTGCGGCTAACTTAGCGACTATTCCAGGGCTCAGGACTTCGCCAACTATTCCAGACAACCCGTCCCCGCCAATTGCCATTGTGCAACTTGCAAGAGTGCAATATCACCAGGACTTCAAGCGCGGCATGACCGAATACAACTTTGCCGTGCAAGTCATTGTTGGCAGGGTAGATGAGAGAACTGCGCAAAGAAACCTCGATGCTTATTGCGCAAGCACCGGCGAGGCATCTGTTTCACTTGCGATAGAATCAGATAGGACACTAGGCGGAAAGGCCTTTGACTGCATAGTGACCGAAATGACGAACTATGGTTCGGTATTGGTATCAGATGTAACCTATCTAGCCGCCGAGTTCAATGTTCGTGTATTAGCTAGCTAACACATAGGAGATAAATAAATGGCAAAGCAAATCCTGACCGATGTTGTAGTTCAGCTAAACGGAACTGCAATCTCTCAGAATGTCAATTCCGTAGAGCTAACAACGACTGCCGACGCGATTGAGACGACAAGCTTCGGAAGCTCGGGATGGCGCGAATACAAGGGCGGACTAAAATCCGGCTCAGTTACTCTCGCTTTCCACAATGACTACGCATCAACCGCACTGGACAGCATTCTTTACAACCTGTTCAACACCATTGCTACAGTAACCATCAACCCAGCAGGAACGCCAACTGGAACCTCGACCCCTGAGTACGAGTTCACAGTTTTGGTCGACAACCTGTCCCCAGTTTCGGGAGCTGTCGGCGACCTCGCCGTGCAGAATCTCACCTGGACTATTACTGGCGCAGTAAACAGAGCAACCAGCTAAATAACTAAATAAGAAAGGAGACCTAAATGCGCATGCAATTAGAAGTTGAGTTCAACGACGAAACTAAAAAAGACGTGAGGGTCATTATGGCTGACATGGTCAAGTTTGAGGCTGAATACAACCTAAGCATCGCCAAGCTAGGGCAGGAGATGAAAGTTACTCACCTGCTCTGGCTTGCTTGGTCAGCACTAACCAGAGAGAAGCAAACGAACTTAGGCTTTGACGCTTGGGTTGAAACAGTTGCTTCCGTTGGAGCAGTTGACCCAAAAGCATCGAAGGGCTAGGCGACACCTCAGCTCACTGGTATCTCGTAAACATTGCTTACGAATACAAAGTCAGTCCATTGGAGCTTCTAAAGCTCGATGAGAGAATGCTTTGGACAATGGGCCGCTACCTAGTCTGGCGTGCGCAAGAGATGAACAAAAAATAGAGACCGACCCCAATGGGTCGGTTTTCTATTAGATAGAATTGACTAGAGGTGTTCACATGCTAAAACCAATCGCAACAATGAGCGATAAAGACATAAGGCAGATGAAGCGCCAACTGACGCAAATACAGCCAGGTCTGAGACAGGTTTTTGTAAACGACATAAAGTCAATTGGTAAAGAGGCTGAAAGCCCAATCAAAGCTGGAATTAGACAAATAAAGCCTCTAAGCGGTATGCAAGACCACTATGGGCAAACCTCGTGGAATCACGGTGCTAAGCCTGCCGATTCAACTACGGTTAGGTCGCGCTTGACTGCTGGTGGGCGTAGCTTGACTACTTCCCTGCTAAGCGTGCGCATAAACTCAGCCGCCGTAAGCATTGCGGATATGGCTGGTAGGTCTGGTCGCTCTGTCGGTCAGGGTAAAAGAAACAGTGGAGTTACCCCTGTAATTAGAAGAACTGCTAGCGGGGACTTAGTGGCATACGCGAGAAGAACCCCAGCCGCCGCTGGTAAAAAGTTTATTGCTAACCTAAATGCCGTAACTGGTGTCCTAAAGCGAAGCGCCTCGCGCATTGCTTGGCCCTCAGTCGAAAGGGACTTGCCACAATTTGAAAGGCGTATTGACAAGGTTATTGAGACTTATTATCAAGTAGCGAATAGGAAGTTTGGCTGATGGCAGTAAATGTAGTCCTCAAATCCGTTTGGGATGACAAGGGAATCAAAAATGCCCAAAAGGCAATACAGGATTTTAACTCTGGTTTTGACCGGGCTTTCAAGGCGGTTGGCGTTGCCGCTGCCGCTGCCGGTGCTGCCGTTGCCCTATTCGCCAAACAATCCATAACCGCTGCTAGCAGCCTTCAGGAATCTACCAATGCCGTAAATGTTGCATTTGGACAAGCATCTGAATCCATTCTAAAAATTGGAGAGGATTCTGCAAAGTCATTTGGCCTGGCAAAAACTGAATTCAATCAAGCTGCCGTTAGGTTCTCGGCTTTCGCCGAAAGGGTTGTAGGGCAAGGTGGCGACGTTTCGGGCTTTATTAGAGACATTACACAAAGGGCCGCCGACTTTGCATCTGTCTTCAATATTGAAGTAGCCGAAGCTCTTAGGGTATTCCAGTCGGGTCTATCAGGCGAAGCCGAGCCGCTAAAACGCTTTGGTATCAACTTACTTGAGTCTGAGGTAAAGGCTTACGCGCTTAGAACTGGTCTAATTTCCGTCGGCGAAACAATGACCGAGCAACAAAAGGTGCAGGCCCGCTATGGGTTGCTCTTGGAATCGACAAATAAAACCGCTGGCGATTTTGCAAACACATCAGATTCTTTGGCTAATCAACAGCGTATTTTGACTGCAACCTTTACTGACTTACAGGCTGAAATTGGAACAGCATTGCTTCCAGTAGTGGGGCAATTAGTAAAGCAATTCGCAGACTTTTTATTACCAAAGCTTCAAGAACTCGGCGATTGGATAAATAGCCCAGACGGCAAAAAGGCCGTAAATGATTTTGGCACTGCTATTGGCAATGTTCTCAAATCAGCTTTTGATTTTGGAGATTGGTTTGTCAAAAACTTTGACACAATCAAAGACTTTTTTGTTGCCATAGGTATTGGCCTAATAACCATGAGGGCACTGACTGGGGCAATTCAAATTGCTACAGCTGCAATGGCCCTTTTCAACGGCGTAAGTGCAGCCAATATCTTTATAGCCGCTGCCGCTGCAATTGCCCTAATCGCTTCCGGCATGTATTTGGTTTATCAAAACACAAAGAAAACCAATGATGCATTAGAAGAGCAACGCATTGCAATTCTAAAAACAGAAGAAGCTTGGGTTACATCTGCAACTAATGGTGCATCGGCTTACAAAGGTTTGATACCTGGGCTTGAATACAGCACGAGTGCAGTTAGTGACCTTGGAAAACAGGGATTAGTCGCTGCGGACCACATACGCGACCTCAACAATATAAAGCTACAGGGCTTGCGCAATGAAATAAATGGGACGACTGGCGAGCTAAACAGGTTTAGAAACCTAAGCAATAAATTCGTTGCCGCTTTCAAGCCAATTGAAGAAGGTGGTGGCGGTGGCGGCGGAGGTGGGGGCCTTGGCGCAAGCGTAGAGTCCGCCTTCGAAAAAGTTCAAAAGTTTATCAAGTCTGCTCAAAAAGACTTAGCTAATGCGCAAGAGCAATACAACAAAACTATTGCTACAGCACAAAAGCGCTATTCGGAGGCTGTTCTAAAGACAGAAAAAGACTTTGCAAACCGCCTAGCCGACATTGTGCAACAATCACAAAACAGGCTTAGAACGGCATTTGAATCTGTAGTTAGGGTATCCCTCACAGACATTTTTGAGGTAGAGGAAACTAAGTCAGTTGCTAACCTTGTCGCAGGGCTAACGACAAGATTGTCTAAGTCACAGGCATTGCTTGAAAAGGCTGGCAAGCTAAATGCTGCTGGCTTCTCTCAGACCTTTATTGAGCAGGTGGTTCAAGCTGGAACTGACACGGGCAACGAGCTTGCTTCCGCAATACTCGAATCAACTCCACAAACCCAAGCAGAATTGCAGCGCTTATTTACAGCCATTGAAGCAACTGCTGAAACAGGCATGGATTCTCTTGCTCGTGAGATTTATGAAAAGCAAGGCCTGGCGACAAGGGAGCTAAAAAATCTTTATGCGCAAACACAAGTTGAACTTACTGAGGCGCTAAAACTTTTACAGCTCGATTTCAACCAAGAAGTCATCGACGCAAACATGGCGCTAATTGAAGCTGTAAAAAAAATCAGGGAGACATTTAAAGAGAACATTGATTCAATGAAAGGAGACTTGGGTGGGCTCGACAAGGTTGTTTCTGATTTTCTAAAGAAACTCGGACAAACCGAGACGGCAGCCGAGGAAAGAATTGAAAAGATTACTCAGCCGCCTAGCACTACAACTGGCGGTGGAGTAACTGGCGCTATGCAAGGGGTCAATGTTGCAGCTAGCAGCCTAAGAGATGTAACGGGTATTTTTATTGACTCGGCTAAGGATATAGGTGCTGTAATTACTTACCTGCAAGAGCGCATAAATGCCGCTAATAGGTTTGCCAATGAAGCCGCAATAGCCGGAAGGACAGCGGAGGCGATGAGTGCAGTTACAACCCGCAATGAGTTTAGAAGCCAGCTTGGCATGTTGCAAGGCTTGGGCGCGGCGGCTGTAGGGACAACAATAAACATAAACGTAAAGGCCGATTCAACTCAGTCTTTGGCAATGGTTGGCAAGACTTTGGGTAACACAATTACTAAGTATGTAACAGCCGGCGGTCAAGTCCTAGTGAGCCCAACAAATTGAGCCAGCCAGTCCAAAAAGTTGAGATAGGTTTTGACATACTTTCGTCAGGCCTTGGCCCCTACTTTATTCTTGACGACCCAATAAAGGGCAAGTTGAATAACACTGAGTATCTATTGGCAGGAACGCTGTTTTTTGACGTTACTGATTTAGTGCAGTCTGTGGCAATTCAGCGAGGTAAAAACAGGCAGCTTGACCAGTTTGATTCAGGTTTAGCAAACATTGTTTTCAATAACAATGACAGGACTTTTGACCCGGAGTATGCCCTTTCTCCTTACGCCGGCCAAATTGTGCCCAAGCGCCAAATCCGTATTTCCTCTGGCGGCATAGTCCAATTTGTAGGTCTTGTCGATGACTGGAACCTTTCCTATGAACCTAACGGCGATTCCACGGCAGCCGCAGCATGTTCAGACGCGACAAGTAGCTTTGCAACACAAACAATTGCCAGCTTCACAAATATTGTCCAAAAATCAGGGGAAAGAATAAACGCAATACTTAGCCTGCCTGAAATAAATTGGCCGGTTGATTTACGCGACGTTGATACCGGCCTAATGGAACTTGGCGCAGATACCGTGCCAGATAATACAAATGCCCTTACTTACCTACGCTTAGTCGAGCGCAGTGAGCCAGGTGCATTTTTTATTGGTAAGTCCGGAAATGTAATTTTTAGAGACAGAATTGCAGCGCCTACTTCTGGCGGTGTCGTTTTGGCTGATGATGGCAGCGGTATTAGGTATCAGTCTTTGCGTGTCCAATACGGGTCAGAATTGCTTGCCAATGAAGTTGTGGTTGGCTCTGACGTAACCCTTACGGAAGCCACGGCACTTGACCTAAACTCCATTGACACTTACGGCATTTTCAACCTAACCCGCACTGGGCTACTAATAAACGATGCCGCAGATGTCGTAGAACTTGCGGAGTTTTATTCCAATAAATACAGCCAGCCCGAATACCGGTTTGAGTCTGTGGACATACTTTTAGACGAGCTAACAGCCCAAGAGCAGTCAGACTTGCTAGGCCTTGAAATTGGCGATGTCGTCGAAATAAAGTTCACCCCCAATGGGATAGCGCCCGCCATCTCTAAATACGCTGAGATTATCCGCATTGACAACTCAATTGACCTTGACAACCACATAATGTCCCTTGGGTTCTCGACACTCGACTTTGCGCTGTTAGTCTTGGATGACGCACAATTTGGTAAGCTAGACGCAGGCAACGCGTTAGCCTTCTAGGAGCAAAATGTCAGGTTTAGGCCGTAAAGTATTCACCGCGGGAGAGGTTCTTACAGCCGCGAACGTCCAGGATTACCTTCAAGACCAGGTCGTTATGGTCTTCGCTGGAACTGCCGCAAGAGGCTCAGCCCTCGGCACTTCTGTAATTAGCGAAGGTATGGTCACATACCAGACCGATTCAAATACCATAACCGTTTATGACGGGTCAGTATGGCAGCAGGTTTACCCCGCATCGGTGACCTCAATTGCAGGCTCACAGGTTGCCTTTGGCGGAACTACTACAACTACCTCTATGACCGCAACCGCGGCTCTTGACAACGGAACAATTTGGGTCAATGGCACTGCTGCTGTGACAATTACTGTCCCTGATATTTTGAACACTTGGGACACTTTGACAATTTGGCGCAACGCTGGCGGAACCGTAACCATAGCTCCGGGAACGGGCGTCACCGACTGGGCAGGAGCCGGAACCGCCGGAACAAGCGTGTCCTTCAAGATTGACCAGACCTACAATGCCGCAACTGTTCAAAAGGTTGCAGCTAACACATACCGAGTAGTTGGAAAGATAACTGCATAATGCCTATTCCTTTAGGAGTTCTTGCTGTTGCGGGAGCAGGAGGCGGTGTAATCGCAGGTGGAACTTACGACCTTATTGAAACGACAGTTTTAGCTGGAACTGCTGCATCGGTAACATTCTCTAATCTTGGTATTTATGCGAACACTTACCAACACCTACAGGTAAGAATGTTGGGCAGAACTGACGAAGCAGCAAACTCTTTTACAGGGGTTTATTCAAGGCTAAATTCAGATTCTGGGGCAAATTACACAGCACACTTTTTGCAGGGTAATGGTTCTACTGTAACTTCTGGTAGAGATACCGAAAATACTTGGGCATTAACTGGACTGACAGCTAGAAATTCAATGACGGCAAATGCTTTTTCTGCAACAATCATTGACCTTCTTGACCCATTTGAAACTACAAAAAACAAAACATTTAGGGCATTTACTGGAACTGCTGCAAGTGCTAACCGCAGTACCCTTTTGTCGGGATTATGGCTAAGCACTGCAAGTGTGACCTCTTGGACAATTCTTCCAGCGGGTAATAACTACATTGCTGGCTCACGCTTTAGCCTTTACGGATTGAGGGGTTCATAGTGCCTACTGCTACTTATATTGCTTTGGCTAATTACACAGTTACAGGCTCAGCAGTTAACTCTGTTACTTTTTCTTCTATCCCTGCAACCTACCGAGATTTAGTTTTAGTTTTTAGCGGAGCTTTGAGTGCTGATTCACCTGTTTACTTGACCTACAACGCAGATACTAGCAATTACACAAGAGTTCAAATGAATGGTAACGGCTCAACAACAAGTTCGACTTCGGGTTCTGACGGGCGTGTTGTCGAGCTTGGAAATACTCAAAGCGACTTCATCGCACACATCATGGATTACTCGGCAACAGACAAACACAAGACTGTATTAGCTCGCTCAAACGATGCAAGTATGGTTACTTATGCAAGTGCAAGCAGATGGGCAAGCACAAATGCTATTACCTCCATTCTTATTGACCCCGATTCAACTACTCAAATAGCAGTTGGTTCGACACTTAGTTTGTATGGAATTATCTCTTAGGCAGGGTAAAAGAAAATGAAAATAAACTTTGCAGGTAGGAGCTAGACATGAGTGCTTGGACATTTATTGCACACACCGAGGTTGGTTCGGGCGGGGCGGCTTCAATTTCTTTTATGTCAGTTGGTGATATTCCATCTAGTTATACAGATTTAGTTTTGATGTATTCAGTAAAACCAACTGATACAACTATTGAGGGCATTTATATCTCTTTCAATGGAAGCACAAGCAATTTTTCCGCTCGCTATTTAGAGGGTAATGGAACATCTGCTTCATCTGGCACAAGTATTCCAAGATACATTGGAGCTTTCCAAGGAACAACTGCTGATACTTTTTCTAATGGTCAGCTATATATTCCAAATTATCGTTCAAGTGTTGCTAAATCTTGGTCTGTAGATAATGTCACTGAAGCAAATCAAACAGCTGCTTATCAGGACATAATTGCAGGATTATGGAATGATACGGCTGCAATTACATCTATAACTTTAACTTTGAATGGTAAGAATCTTGCACAATACAGCTCTGCTACCCTTTACGGCATTACCAAGGGTTCAAGCGGTGGAGTAGTCGTTAGCTAAAAGACAGGTAGAATAAAAACATGACAGACAGACCAACACGCCTAGTTGTAGATTGCAGCCTTCCCGAAGGCCACCCTGACAAGGTGCAGATTATTCCCCTAACCGATGCTGAGATAGCTGAGCGTGAGGCACAAGCCGCACAAGCCGCTATCGAACAGGCTGAGAGGGAAGCTGCCGAGGCTCAGAAACAGGCAAACAAAGAAAGTGCAAAGGCAAAGCTCGAAGCACTAGGTCTATCAGAGGCCGAGATACTCGCACTTCTAGGCTAGTCATGGCTGAGGAAACAAACGGCGTTCGCATAACGCAACGAGACATCTACGAAAAATTGGTAGAGCTGCAGGCAGTTCAAATAGAAATTGTCTCGGATATTCGGAATCTCAAGGATTTGCCTCAACGCATGAATCGAGTAGAGCAGAAACTTGCTCGCATGGAGTGGATTGAGAAGCTGGTTTTTACGGCACTGGGTTCTGGCATTACAGGATTTATTGCGGCGCTATGGGCACTTCTAAGATAATTGCCCCTGTCAAGGGGAAATACACAATAACCTCGCCTTACGGCTGGCGCACGCACCCCATTACCGGTAAGCGCAGGCTACACGCTGGCGTAGACATTGTTGTAAGTCGCGCAGATGCAAGCATTATTGCGCCTGAGGCTGGCGTTGTTTTAGAAGCCCGTAAGTCCACTGCGCCTGGCGGCGGTTATGGCTGGTTTGTAAAATACAAAGGCGTTTCAGGTGCTACCCACCTATTAGCACACATGGTTGAAAACTCCTTGCAGGTAAAAAAGGGCGACAGGGTAAAGCAAGGGCAAAAGCTTGGCGTTATGGGTTCAACTGGCGCTTCAACTGGCCGCCACTTACACTGGGAAGTCCGAGGACGCGTGCCCGTAGACCCTATAAAGTGGATGGACAAGCAAAATGCCTAGCTGGAAGCACCGGCGTAGGCTTATTTACATGAGCTTTGCTCTCAGTGCCCTGATGATTATTTTTGGCGCTATTACCTACGCCTCTGACAGTTCAGTTAGCCGCGAGCTAATAATTGGCGGCGTTGCTTTGATAAGTATCATTTTGACCGCTTATACTGCTTTTGCAACATACGAGGACGTCAAAACACGAAAGGCAAATCATGAAGATATTTAGCATTGAGTTTTGGAGCTATGCGGGCGAGCGTGCAATAAAAACTGTCGCGCAATCAGCTATAGCAGTTTTAGGCACTGGGTCAATTGGCCTGTTTGCGATTGACTGGGCTGGGCTTGCATCGGTGTCTTTGGGTGCAGGGCTATTGTCAATTTTGACAAGCGTTGCTTTCAAAAAGGACTAACGCTCATTAGGGCTAGTGCCGCCCCAAATACCATACTTTTGCCCGGACTCTACAGCATACCTAAAGCAATCTGCCTTTATGGGACACTGTCCACAAATACGCTTGGCAATAACTACGGATAACCGCCTACGCGTTTCGTCCCTTATTTCCTCAGGGTAAAACAACTCCGGGAAATCCTCGCATGGCACGCCCCCTGCCGCATGAATAGCCCGCAAAAGCCCGTAATGCTTCTCGTCAAAATGTGCCATTGGGTAAGCCTATGCAATAAATGTCAGTGGTAGGGGTAAGAATCTCTACATGTTCAAAACACACGCACCCGAGAAGTTCAACAACGCGACACTACTTGGCGTATTTGACGCCGGTTCTCCTGAGTGGCACAATGCCCGCGCCAATTCCATTGGCGGTTCAGACATAAGCACGATTGTCGGGCTGAACCCATTTGAAAGCCCTTACGCTCTGTTTTGCAAAAAGACGGGACGCATACCTAGCCAAATTGAGGAAAACTGGGCTATAAGGTTTGGCAAGGCATTTGAGCAACCAATACTGCAACTATGGGCAGAGGAACACCCGGACTATGACGTCTATTTGACTGGCACTTACCAAGATTCATTGCTTCCCTTTAGACACGCCAACCCAGATGCACTTGCGCAACACAAAGAGACGGGCGAGTGGATTGTTATTGAGGTAAAAACAGGTAGGCAAACTTGGGAAGAATTACCTGCCGGCTACTACGCCCAGGTGCAGCATTACCTAGACATTTTGGGCTTGCAGCGAGCGGCCTTGGTTGCGGTGGCGGGTATGACTTGGCACGACTACTGGATTGAGCGCGATGATTTTGAGATTGACATACAGCGCCAAAAGGCAACTGATTTTATGGCTTGCATTTTTGCAGACCAGAGGCCAGAGTGGGACGGCTCCGAGAGCACCTATGAGGCAGTTAGATACCAACACCCACTAATTGACGACACAGAGGTTGAAATAGAAAACCTGCACTTGCTTTTGTCTGCGCAAGAAAAATACGACATTGCCGCTGAGGAATTGCGCCTAATAAAGTCGCAAGTGCTAGACGCTATGGGTCGTGCTAAATCTGCCTACATGGAGTATGAAGGGCAGAGATACAAAATTGCCACTAGGCAAGCAAAAAGAGACGGACTGCCTTACCTGGTAGTCAATAAGAAAGGAAGAAAATAATGGCTAAGTTCAACCTGTCCGACTACGCAACTGTAGAGGAACGCCTAAAAGCTTTTTGGGCTGATGAAAACAATAAAGACGCACGCATTGTTACTGTAAACCACACTAAGGACGCTGCGCTTTGGGTTATTGAAACACGCATCTATCTGACCGCCGGTGACCAGGCAACTGACCTGCCTAAGACTACTGGCTGGGCAAGCGAGGCAAACAGCGACCCTTTTGCATTGGAGCGTTGCGAAACAAGTAGCATTGGCCGAGCGCTTGCTAATTACATCTACTCGGGTAATAAAAGACCGAGTAGAGAGGAAATGGAAAAGGTAGCGCGCATGGATTGGCTGGAAAGGGCTGCTAGTCTAAACACAATCGAAGAACTGCGAGACCTGTATGCCCAAGCAAAAGCTAACCATGCTTCAACGGAAGTCCTTGAAGGGCTAAAAGGCTATGCTCAACGATTTGAAGCGAGCCAAGCTAAAGGAACTGGAAGAGGCGTATCTAATAGCTAGATATCGCGGGCTTGATGCTGAGGCAGCATTTTGGAACAGGGAACTAATTGAGACATTGCTAGGGGTGCTAAATGATTCAGGAAATCCAGAAACAGCTAGCGGAGCTGATAGCTGAAAATACAAAAGGCAGTAATGCCTTATTTGAGGCGGAGAGGCTTTTGGCTGAGGCTGAGTATGACTTGGATTTGGCCGAGCAAAAGGCATACATAAAAGCCCAAGGCACAATACGCGACCGCGAGGCTTTGGCTAGGTTGGAGAGTGCTGACCTACGCCTAGCCCGCGACTTGCGCAAGGCTGAGCTCAACCGCATACGCCAAAAAATCAAGTCCATTGAGACTGCCTCTATGGTTTTGGCCACCCAGGCTAAGTTGCTTGGGCAGGAAACGCGCCTATGAAGCGCCTAGAGGCGATTAGACGGGCTGTGGAGGCACACCCCTACTGTCCACATTGCGGGGCTACAAATGGCCTACAAACGCACCACAGGGCTTCCCGTGGCATGGGTGGCAGTAAGGCTATGGATAGGTTTGACAACTTGCTAAGGGTTTGCGCCCAACTAAATTACGCCATGGAGGCCGACGCCGCCGTTGCCAGTGAGGCTAGGGATATGGGCTGGAAGCTAGGCCGCTGGGATGGCTTTGACGCGCCTTATTTTGACAGGGTGGCTATGCAATGGTTTGTCCTTACCGAAAATGGCCATAAGATTCCGAGCGAGCCGCCAAACTACTTGATTTAGACAGGGGTAAAAATGGACATTGAGTTATTGGCAAAGAAAATGCGCGAGCACGCGCTACGCATAGAAGCAGAGCAAGAGCAGATTGACTTGAGCGAGCGTAAGCGCCGGCAAGAGCAATTGGATGCCCTTAAAAAGCTTTACTTCAATGCTGGGCGCTGGGCAGGTGGCGCTAGAGACAGACTTGCCAAACAATGCTTTGAGAAAATAACGCACGCCGACTAAGGGGAGATAATGCCACTAATCAGGGGACACCACGAGTTTG